CCTCACGCAGGAGGGTCAGCGGCAGGCCCGGGTCAACGCCGCCCGGCAGTGGTCCCTGGAGGGCACGGCGGCCGAACGCGCTCGCCGCCTGATCAACTCGCTCAACTTCTTCGACCTGCACTACCTCGCGGACGACGTCGAGTCCCTGCACGAGCCGGGCTTCTACGACATGCCGCCGCTCCGGACGCCCGCCTACCACTGGGAGATCGCGTCCCACTGGGTCAACCCCCTCTCGATCACGCTGGCCCCCCGCGGCGGCGCCAAGTCCACCTTCATCCGCAAGGACGTCATCCTCCGGATGGTCTCGATGCCCCGCTACTCGGTCGCGTACGCCACCTCCACAAACGAGAACGCCCTCTATACGGGCCAGCTCGTCAAGGACCAGTGCTACGAGAACGGCCGCATCCAGGCCGACTTCGCGCCCGAGTGGGACGCCTCGACCCTCAAGCCCAACCGGGGCGCGAAGTCCACCGGCGTCCAGATGTTCTTCCTGAACAACGGCTCGTGGCTCCGGTGCGTCTCGGCCCGCTCCCGCCTCCGCGGTCTGCGTCCCCGCATCTTCAAGCTGGACGACCCCGAGTACGACGAGTCCGGCTCGACCTCCATGGACGAGATCCGGGCCTACATGGAGCGACTGCTCTTCTCCATCGCCATGCCGATGACCCTGCGTGCGAACACCTTCCTGCACTGGGTCGGCACCTTCGTCTCCAAGCGGCACTACCTCTGGCAGGCCATGGACACGGTCAACACGCCCGAAGGCCCCCGAGCCGTCGACCCCCGCTTCGACCTCTGGTCCCGCCTCCACATCCGCGCCTCCTGGGTCGACGAGCAGACCGGCCGTCTCCGCTCCTGCTGGCCCGAGATGTGGCCCGCCGACGAGGAGGAGAAGGTCCGCCTCAAACTGCCCGAGTCTACCCGCACCATCACCCAGATCCAGAAAATGCTGGGCTCGGCCGTCTACAACAAGGAAATGCTGGGCCTCCCCGGCACCTCCGACCAGCTCCTCTTCAAGCTCGACGCCGACACGAAGGGCACGCACGCCTGGTGGCTCGAAGAGGCCGACGAGATCTTCAACGACCAGCCCCTTCTCTCCCGGGCGAAGATCTGCTTCCGGGACCACGACAAGCCCGACGTCGTCCACCGCCTCTCCGTCATGGACTTCCTGGCCCAGTCCAAGCTCTTCATGACCGTCGACAGCGCCTTCACGGAGACCGCGACCTCGGACCGCCGGGTCTCGCACCTCATGGCCCTGTACGCCAACAACATCCTCTTCTCGCTCGACCTCTGGTCCGACCGGAAGACCGACGGGGAGCTGCTCAACGCCTCGCTCATCCAGGCCGACAAGTGGCGTTGCCCGATCATCTTCGTCGAGGTCGTCCGCGAGTCGATCAAGCTGTACATCCGCTACCGGTCGGCCGTGCAGACCCGCGTCACGACCAACCTCGGCCTGACGCACACGCCGCTCGTCAAAGACCTCCGGCCCGGCGCCATGACCAAGACCGCCAAGATCTCCACCATGGACACCCGGTTCGAGTTCGGCCTCGTGAAGCTGCCGCTCTGGCGTCGCGGCCGGCACGGTCCCTACACCCGCCTCTTCGAGCAGATCGAGTCCTTCAACCCGAGCTCCAACGACGGCGGCCTGGCCAACGACGACGAGATCGACACGCTCTCCATGTCCAGCATGGTCATCCGGGGCAAGCACGGCATCCGCCACACCCAGCTGGCCAAGTCCGAGGCCGTGGACGCCCTCGCCCTCCTCCGGCAGGGCAAGCGGCATATCCCCGGGACCTCCATCCCGCTCGTCAGCGCTTTGCCGCACGACATGATCACGACCGACCTGCTCGGTCCCTTCCCCGACGCCCCCGACCAGGAGTCCGTCATTTGAGCACCGAAGTCCCGTCCAACTTCCTCGCCGGTTCCCACGTCGTCGTACCCCTCACGTTCTTCAAGGAGCTGCTGGCCTGCTACTACGGCACCGGCCCCCGCTTCGGCGAGTCCCGCACTCCCACCCCTCCCGTCACGCCCGCTCCAAGCCCGGTTGTTGAGATGGGAGGGGTGTCCCCTACAGTCCCCGTGCCTGTGAGCTCCATGCGGTTGACGCCGATGGGGGCTGCACGACCGAAGGAACCCGTCCATGAGCCACGCATTAAGCAAGCTGCCGAAAAGTGACCAGACGCTGGCGACCATCCTTCGGATGCACAGCGCCCGCTGCATGACCCACTACTCGTGGCGGCGCGTGAACTGGCTCCTTGCCTACTACTACCTGTCGGGCTACCGCACCTTCGACCTGTACGACCCGCAGACCGGTCGCATCGAGGCCCGTCACGTCGGGTCGGACGGCAACGTCGAGTACCACTCGGAGGAGCTGCTGTACGCCATCAACCAGCTGGCCTCCCGCCTCCAGGGCCTGGACATGCGGCCCTCGGTCGTCGCCCAGGGCAGCACCCTCGGCGCCATGCGGGACCGGGCCGTCCTCCAGATCACGGCCGACTCCCTCTTCCTCCAGGACGAGCTGGACCGTAACGTCCGCGACTTCTCGTGGCTCTTCACGTGCCTCGGCTTCGCGGGCATCACCGCCGAGATCGAGGACCACCCCGCGATGGGCCTGACGGCCGAACTCGAAGTGATCCACCCCAAGGAGATCATGCCGTGGCCCCTGCTCGGCGAGGACCCGACGAAGCTGTCGGGCATCATGCGGGAGCGCGTCATCTCCATGGAGCACCTGTACGAGGTCTTCGGGAAGAACAAGATCGCGGGCAAGAAGGACAACGAGCTGGAGTGGTTCGTCCTCGAACACGGCCAGTCGCTGCCCGCGATCGACACGTACTACTCCGGCAACGTCTCGGGCATGGCCAACTCGCACCTGTCGGCGAACACGCACCCCCGCGACGGCGCCGAGTTCGTGAAGGTCCGCGAGCTCTGGACGTTCGGTCCGGGCCGCACCGTCGCCGACTACGTGATCGCCTCGGGCGACTGCATCCTGTCCCGCCAGGACCTCCGGGCCCAGCAGGTGCACTGTCCGATCGGATTCGCCCGCTTCATGGACAACGGCACCTTCCACGGGGCCGGTCTCTTCGACGTTATGTTCCACTCGCACCGCCAGCTCGAAAAGCTGAGCAAGCGGCTCTTCCAGAACGTGCACGACACCGAACGGTTCGGCCTGCTGGTCATGCCTTCGGGACAGATCCCGCAGGAGAACGTGCTCCGACCCGTCGGCGACAGCCTGAAGGTCCTCTTCTACGAGCCGGACGCCATCTCCGAGGGCTTCAAGCCGTTCGCCATCACGCCGACGAACACGGGCGAGATTCCGGGCCGGACCGCCGCGTTCGCCCGCGAGGCCATGAACCGCGTGAACCCCATCCGGGACCTGATCGAGGAAAAGGGGCGCGTCGACTCAGCCTCCGGCCTCTCATTCCTCCAGGAACAGATCAACCAGGCGCTCACGAACCCGACGGGAGGGGTGCGGGACGCCTTCTCCGCCATGTACAAGGCCGGGTGTGCCCGCGGGCTCCTGCTCTACACGACCACGAAGCGGCCCATTCCCGTCCAGAACCTCAGTCTGGAGATGGCCGGAGCCGTGATCAACCACGAAAACGGCACACTTCAGTTCTCGGAGAACCCGCTGCCCGACATCAGCCGCCTCCAGGTGACGATTCGGGCGCTCACGCCGAAGTCTCCGGCCGCGATCAAGGCCGAACTTTACGAACTCTGGAAGAACGGCATCGAGCAGGACCCGCTGGCCTTCCGGCTGGCGTGCCTGCGGGCCGGTGTGGACATCCCGCTCTGGCTCGAAGAGGAGAAGGGCGCCTACGAGATGGCCGTCCTGTCGATTCTGACGCTCTTCGGCAACGGGGAGGAGCCGGGCGAGCTCGTCCTCACGCCCACGACCACGCGGCCGGACGTCGTGGCCCGCGTCCTCTCCGGATTCATGTGCTCGCCGATCATGCAGAAGGCCTCGCCCTCCGTGGTCGACGCGTTCTCGGCGTTCCGGTTCACGCTCATGCAGTACATGGGTCCGACCCTGCCGGGAAATCTGCCGAACCCCGAAGATCTTGCTATGCTTTCTCAACAGCAACAGCCCGGTGCGTCACCGGCGCAATCGAGTAACCGGAGTCCCCAATGAAGTTCAACCGCCATCCTCTCCTCTCACCCGACGACGCAGGCGCCGCCGGAGCCAAGAGCCCGATCCCGCCCGCACCCGGCAGTGACGCCATCCCGCTTCCGCGTGCCGAGTACGACAAGCTGGTCGCCGCCCGGACCGAACTCGACCAGATCAAGCCCCGCATCCAGGAAGCCGAGACCATCAAGGGCTCGTTCCAGACGCTCTTCTCGAAGGACGCCAGCCCCGAAGCGAAGGCCAACATCGTCGCGACCCAGATGAAGGCCGCCGGGTACACCGACGCGGAGATCAAGGCCCACCTGTCGGGCGAACCCGAAGAAGAGCCGGAACAGCCTCGCCGGGGCCGTGATGGGAGGGGTGAACCGGACCCCACCGACGACCTTCGCAAGGAAGTGAACGAGATGAGCATGGCGATGCGTCGCCAGGCTCTGGAGTCGGCCAAGGAGGCCCTCGACACGTCGATCCAGTCGACGCTCGACGAGGCCTCGGACCTCCAGTCGGCCCTGAAGAAGATGTCGGAAGTGGATGAGGAGGGGGCCGCGACCGCCAAGGAGCTGGTCCCGACCATTTCGGCCGAAGCCCACTCGGCGGCCATCGCCGCCCTGAAGGCCAAGCGGGAGAAGGGCGTGACCCTGACCCGGGACGAGATGCGGAAGACCGCTCGCGAGGCGACGGCGGCTACTATCAAGAAGTACCAGCGGATCATCGGGCAAGCGTCCCGCATCGGGAAGGCCCCGCAAATGGATGACTACGCCGAACTGGCGAAGTCGACGCCGGTGGCGACACCCACGGTCAGGCCGAACGCTCAGCGTGCAGACGTCGAGCGCGATCTGGAAGCGTGGAGCGTCGACAAGCTCTTGCGTGAAGCGACCAGCCTCGATTCGCCCGGTCGCGTCTAACTGAACAACACCGCCCGACGACACCGTCGGTGATGGAGATGAACAATGCCTGCAACTATCGGGTCGCTTTTCAGCACCCGCGCCAACTCGATTCAGGAGATCCTGAACAAGCAAGTCGAAATGATCATGCCGACGGCTGACCCCGTCTTCAAGTCGATGCAGATGGGCCGCGGCAACGCGAGCGCCATCGGCCGCGACTTCCTGATCCACCGCACCTTCCAGAGCGGCCTCGCCGGTGTCATCCGTGCGGGCGGCTCCGTGCAGGACTTCACCCTGTACGGCGACCCGCACAACTTCGCGTCGGCCACGGCCAACCAGGTGGGAGCCAAGCTGTTCAAGCAGGGCCTCACCCGCACCTTCCCCGATCCTTTGACGGGCATGAAGCAGCAGACGTTCCGCATGTCGGTGCCGATGCGAGCCATGGACACGAACCTCGCCATGATGCTGTCGGAGCTTCGCCTCGAAGCGACGGCCGCCAACATCGCCGAGATCGTGCAGCCGACGCTGGCCGCCTTCGGTCGCCACATCGCGCTGACCGTCTCCAACTACTTCTACCTGTCGCAGAACGATCTGTACCGGCTCTGCCGTCTGACGGCAGGCTCGTGGACGCTGTCGGACCCCGGCACGGGCGCGAACCGTCGTCTGACGATCGACCTGAAGCTGGACAACTACGCGATCAACCGGTTCGCTCCGGGCCAGCAAGTCCAGATCGCGAGCCAGGCCGGTCAGCTCCGCAACGGCAGCGCCATCACGATCGTGGAAAGCGTCGACGAGACGCGTGCGGTCGTGACGTTCCGTAACGTCGACGACAGCGTCTTCAACGCCGGTGGCGCCGCGTCGGTCGCGGACAACGACATCGTGATCGTCCCTGGCACCATCGGCACCTCCGCGACGCCGTACGCGAGCAGCCCGTTCTTCACGGGCATCGCGGGCGTCCGCAGCTGGCTGAAGACGGGTCAGGGCGGCAACGACAACATCATCCTGGGCCCGGAAGCCACGAACGAGTCGCCCTTCAGCGGCCGTATCGACGTCACGGTGCACCCGGAGTTCAAGTCGCTCCTGTTCGACGCCGGCAACCAGCCGCTCACCCAGCAGTTCCTGCGTCGCATCATGGCCCGCTGGCACTCGGCCCGAGCGGTCCGCTACGGCCAGAGCATCGACCTGCTCCTGGCCAGCGAGGGCGTCTGGCTCGCGATGGAAGCCACGCAGGCGACCCGCGAGATCATCGACCGGACCGGCCGTCTCGCGACCGTGCAGAACGGTCAGGGCTCGGAAGGCGAGGGCGGCATGGTCTTCACCTACGAAGGCGAGACCTACCGCGGCAAGACGAGCGGATGCATGCAGGCCAACACGGTCTGGGGCATCAAGTCCAAGAACAACTGGGACGTCTACACGCCCGCTTCGTTCAAGGGCAAGAGCTTCGACAAGGCGCCCCCGATGGTCCCCTTCCAGTTCGTGGGAAGCACCCTCAACGGCACCGACAGCCACCAGATCCCGATCCAGAAGGTGGACGCGAACGGCAACACGGCCCTCACCGAAGGTGTCCAGATGCCCGGCACGTTCACCATGCAGGTTGTGCCTCGTCAGATCCCCGGCATCGTGATTCAGAACGTCGCCGAAGATCGTCAGTACAGCCTCTAATCTGACTTCAGCCCCCTATCCTGAAGGACCCTTGCCAGCGTGGCTTGGGTCCTTCTTCTTTTCAGGGACCGCCATCCATGAACCTCATCGTCTCGACCCCGTACGACCGAGCCTTCCACGCCTGCGGCCAGCTCAGCTCCGACCGGCACACGCTCCTCGCCCACAACGCGTGGTCCGACTGGCTCGTCCGCCAGACCGCCAACCCCCGTCTCTTCCTGCTCCGCCACCACTGGGCCAACTCGACCGTCCTCTGTGCCTGGGTCTACAGCCCGGCCGAGGCGACCGTGCCTCTCTTCCAGGAGCTTGAAGCGTTCAAGGCGGACCCCCGCGAGTGGTGGCCCTCGGACCTTCTGCCCCCGGACCGGCTGCTGGCCCGGTTGGCACCCCTCCCATCCGACGGCACGCTGCCGTTCAAGAAGGCCCTGGAGGACGAGAAGGCCGCCAAGCGGGCGCTCGCGGAGCAGGCCTCGATCGAGAAGAGCGACATGGTCCGCAGCCTCCGGCGCCGCGGCTCCACGGAGATCGCGGCCGGCATCGAGAGCGGAGCCGTCAAGTGGCAGCCGACTACGATCACCGGCAAGGACGCGGCCCGCGAGCAGACGAAGCAGCTCCTTGAAATGACGAAAGGGCTCTGATGGACTCCAACTTCTCCTACCTCCAGGCCGACGTCGAACACATCCGCACGATGCTCGACGCGTCTCGGATCGACGGGGGCAAGTACACCGACTCGTACATCTGCTCCTACTCGCTCACGCACTCGATGCGGAACGTCCTCTCCCGCCTCTCAAACAACAGCGGGTGCCGCATCCTCCAGAAGTTCCGCATCACGCCCGTGGCGGGTCAGACCCGGTACAAGCTGCCGCCGTGCATCGAGGGCGTCATCCGCCTTCAGTTCACGGACACGCTCGGCAACGTCGTGGGCGAGATCCAACCCTTCTCCCCGTGGAGCGCGAACGGCCAGGGCTGGCGACTCGAAGGCACGCCGGGCTTCCTGAGCATCGTCTTCGACGCGACGCCCGACCCCTCCCAGTTCCTCGACATCGTCTACATCTCCAACGGCGACTGGTATCCCCACTACGGCGAGGGCGACCTCGAAGCCCCCAAGACGGGCAACCTCCAGGTCATGTCGCTGGCGACCGCGCCCATCCTGGGGACCGTCGACCGCCGGGAGTCCGCCTACCTGGGCTCGCACGTGCGGATCATCCCGAGCAGCAACGCACCCGTGCAGGAGCGTCAGATCCTCCGGCACTGGCACGACGGCACCGACTGGAAGATCGAGTTCGAGGCCACCAACCCCGAGCTCATTGACAAGCACAACTACGAGATCGTCGTGCCCGGCTTCGGCGCCTTGCACCACGCCGTCGCGATGCTCACCGCCTTCGAGTTGTCGGTCGCCCTCTCGGCCACCCAGTCGAAGCAGGGCGGCATCCTCACCCTGTACAAGACCGCGATGAAGACGGCCCTCGACAACGTCACCTCGATCAATCGAGCGCTCGGCTTCTACATGGAACGCAACGTGCCGGGCTCCGCCGTGAACATGACCTTCGGGAAGAACTGATGCCCTCCACGAACCCCATCCAGTCGGATCTTGGCGGCGACGCGATGAACCAGTGGGCCTCCACGTTCAGGCCCCGGTTCTCCACGTCCGTCATGACCCGGCTCGCGACGGGGTTCGGCCAGCAGAAGATCCGGGACCCCCTCCCATTCCCGCTGCCACGCGCCCGCACCTCCCAGCAGCCCACCCTCCGCCGTCCGTTCGACCAGGGCGTCCTCACCCCCGTCCTGCTGCCTGCCTCTTCGGCCATCATCGTCGCGGAGACGCCCAACGAAACGCCCGGCCTCGACACGACGCCCGGCGACCAGTCCACGCCGGGTGATGAATCCACTCCGGGCGATGAGTCCACACCCGGCGACGAGTCGACCGACGGTGAAGACACCACGCCAGGCGACGGCACCACCGAAGGTCCCGGCGAAGAGAGTACACCTGGTGAGGGCACGACCCCCGGTGACGAATCCACGGGCGGTCCCGGCGAAGAATCCACTCCGGGCGATGGTCCCGACACCGATGGTGTCGCGACGTCCGGCGGCGGCGATACACCTGGCGGCTTCACGACCGGTCCGGACGGGACCGCTGTCATCGGCGGCGGTGGTGGTGGTCAGCCTCCGTGGGGCGGCACTGACGGTCCGGGCCAAACCGGCTCCTCCTCGTCGAGCAGCTCCTCGTCCAGCTCCGAAGACCAATGTGCCGGGTGCGGTGCGGGCTTCACCGTCAACCTCAGCGCCGGCCCCTCCTACGTCCGCAACTCCGCCAACCCGACTGAGTTCGTCGACTGCACCGCCTTCAACCCCATCGAAAGTCCGAGCGCGTGCGGCAGCTTCGTCACTGCGGCGTTGGACGACGCCTGGTTCCAGTACGACCAGTTCGTGTCTGCCGGGATCGCGGGCAATCCCCCTCCCTTCCCCCGCTCCTCCGAGCTGGGCGCCTACTGCGGTTGCGTCGTCAAGCAGCAGGTCCCGGGCATGCACCGCGTCCCCGGTAGCAACTGTCTGTGGGCCGAGACCATCGTCACGGAGGTTTGCTTCGAGAACGCCCGAGTGACGCCTCTGCACCTGGATTGGTACGTCGCGTACGGCTTCGCCTATGGGAGCGCGGTCCTCGAAGCCGCGTTCATCAACCCGGACGACCCGACGAAGTTTGAGACCTTCAACCCCAGCACGTTCCTGCTCATTCAGCCGGGCGAGGGCACGTGCTGCGACCCTACAAACAACAGCACGACGCCGGTGGATTGCGCCGACTACCGTTTCTTCAACACGTTCACCGTCAACGGCCCCGTCTGCATCAGATACCGATGACCCCCGAAGAAGCCATCCGCACAGCGAACGAGGTCCGCGAGCGATACTTCGCCCGCCTCGAAGGACCGCTGGACTTCACCCGCTCCATGCTAAGCCGGGGTCCCTTCGATCAGCGGGCCGGGCCCGAGGTGGTTCGGGAGCGGCACATCGCCTGCCACGGGCGAGAACCATACAGCCTGGTGCAGCTACAGGCGCCGTGCGAGCGACGGGTCGAGAAGGACGGCTTCCACTACTGCGGGAGCTGCGGCTGTCCGAAAGCGAAGGGCACGCGGCTTGACGTCGGACCGGACTTCTACAGCAAGCTGGAGTACCCTTGGCTCGCATGTCCACTGAAGCGGAAGGGCTTCTCCAACCATGAACCGCCATGATCACACTCGATCCTCGAACTCGCAAGGCTCAACGCACCAGTCCGGCGCCGAAGGAACCGTTGGCGTTCGAGCCCGACTCGGGCATGAGAGGCCCCTCACCCTTCTTCTCAGCGGGCGGCGAACCCCTCCGCGTCGACGGCATGTACCGCAAGGCCGTCCTCTTCCTGATCTGTTCCGGGCCCTCCCTCTCGACCCTTGACCTCGCTCCGCTCCGGGACCGCGGCCGTCTCAGCATGGCCGTCAACAACGCCTGGCTCCGCTATCGGCCGGACTTCTGGGTCGGCGTCGACAATCCGGCCCAATTCGCCGATACTGGCTGGCGGGACCCAGGCGTCCTGAAGTTCGTGCCGGCCGCCCACCTGGGCCGCCGACTCCGGACCTGGTCCGACGGCGAGATCAAGGCGAGCCTGCTGACGCCCCGCGACTGTCCGGGTGTGGTCGCGTTCCGCCGTCACGACGGGTACGACCCCGCCACCTTCCTGGACCTGCCTGTCTGCGGGTGGGGCACCCTGAAGGGCACGAAATGCGCCCTCGGCATCAAGGGAGCCCGCTCCGTCATGACGGCCGCTCTCTGGATCGCCGTCAAGCTGGGCTTCACCACGATCAACCTGCTCGGCTGCGACTTCCACATGCCGCCCGAGGGCGACTGCTACGCCTTCGGTCAGGACAAGCACGAGCGAGGCCGTGCCTCCAACAACCGGTTGTACCGGGTGCTGAACCAGCGGCTCACGTCGCTCACGCCCTATCTGAAGTCCCGTCGCATCCAGGTCTGGAACGCGAACCCGTCTTCGGGCCTGACGTGCTTCCCGCACAAGCCGTACGCCCAGATGCTCGAAGAGTCACACCCCTACTGCCGGACCGCCGTTCCGGAGGGAGGCTGGTACAAATGAGTCCCACAATGAGGGCGCGGTTTCCGCTCGCCTTCTGCATCAATCTGGCACGCCGGTCCGACCGGTGGGCGCTCGCTTCGGCCGAGTTCAAGAAGGCAGGCATCGACGTCCGCCGCTTTGACGCGATCGACGGCGAGACGTACCCCTCCCATCTCCTCCCCGCCACGCCGCCGCTGAAGTGGCCGCTCACGGCCGGGCCGTACTGCTGTCTGCTGTCGCACCTGTCGGTCATCTCGCTCGCGAAGAACGCGGACCTGCCGGGCGTGCTCATCTTCGAGGACGACCTCTGGCTGGCCGACGACTTCAAGGTCCGGTGCGACGCCTTCCTCCGGGAGGTCCCGGACGACTGGGACATGATCTACCTGAACGGCCGGGTCATGCTCGACCGGGCCCGGGTCTCCACCCAGGTGGTCCGGCCGTCGTACGTCTACAACTGCTTTGCCTACGCGGTCTCCGCGAAGGCCTACGACCGGTGCATCGCCGCCCTCCGGACGAAGGCCCACTGGAACGACCAGCTCCTCGCCGGGCTGCACCCGCAGATGTCCGTGTACATGCCTGCCGTCCCGTTCGCGTGGCAGCGGAACGACCTGATCTCAGACAACAAGGACAAGAACCGTGAACGCAATCGCATTACACTCGACACGTCCGTGGCCGGAGAACGCGCGTCGCTCAGTCGAAAGAGCAGCCTCCCGCTGGGGGGTCGAGATTCGGGTATTCGACTTCCCGTTCGAGCCCCATCCAAGCTGGGCCCGCCTGGCACTCCCCTCCCATCTCCGCCAGTACAGCCGCGTTCTGGTCCTTGACCCGGACATCGTGCTGTCGGCCGACTGCCCGGACCCGTTCCGGTGCACGAAGCCCGGCCACATCTACATGGCGCCGGAGTGGCAGTACGTCGGATCTGCCGGCCGCTACCCGTGGGGCCGCTGTCTCGCCGCGTGGGAACCCCACTTCGGTCCGACCGACCCCCGCGAACACCTCCAGGGCGGTCTTTGCCTCTACGAACCGGAGACGCACGGCCCCCTGATCGAACTCATGCACCGGTGGTGGGTCGACAAGGGCCGTCCCTCCTTCAGTCCCCTCTACGAGCAGCCGCTCTGGTCCGAAGTCCTGGAACGGCAGTGCGGCGGGACCATCGTCCGTATCTCCCGGCTCCTCAACCGACACACACCCCACCCCCGGGCCATCGAGACGTGGGGGGCCCACTTCAGCGGCATGAAGAAAGTGCACATCCCGGCGGTGGATGGGAGGGGTGAAGCGTCGATTCCCGCCCGCCTCGTCCGGACGGCCTCCACAATCCCCGGCACCGTACCGCTTTCGGCCCTCCGGGAGTGGGCGGGCACGTTCGGCTGGCATGAGAATGTGGTGTTTGTGGGTGCGGAGATGCTGCCGCTGGTGTGGCTGGCCTCGCAGATCGTCGAGGGCCGGGTCCTCTGGTTCCACCCGGACTTCCGCGGTGCCGGTCGCCTGCTCTTTGACGTGCTGGCGGCGGAGATGGGAGGGGGAAAGGTCACCATCGTCAGTTCGCCCCCGGAGCGATACGCTTACCACGTGAAGCACGTGCTGCATGGACGCCCCTGTCTGGCGGTCGGTGTTGAGCCCGGGAGCCTGGAATGAACCGCACTCAGATCGACAACGTGAGCTGGGACATGCCGCTCGTCAACACGACGATGGACGCGAAGGCGAGCCGCATCAAGGTCACGGAGCCCTTCTCGTGGCGCATGCTGGGCGTGGACGGCAGCACCGAGGGCGGGCTCCGGCCGTTCCCGGGCTTCATCGAGACGCATCGGTTCGACCACGAGGCGTGGGGCACGGCGGTCCTGGGGCAGCACGACGAGACTTCGGAGATCATTGACGTCCGGGGCGTGAACTTCACCATCTCGGATCGCTGGTACGGGTTCGGCTTCGTCTATCGGGTGCGACGGAAGAACGGGAGCCTGTTCTCCGACATCTTCATGGACTACTACCACACGCAGCTGGGCCGCTGGGTCAAGAGCGTGCTGCTGATGCAGACGGTGCCGGTCGGTCCGAAGCAAAGCGCGATCCTGGGCAAGCCCATGACGGTGCAGGTGCAGGGCCGCAACATCTACGTAATGGTCAAGGATCGGGAGCCGGTGCTGGCGTACGTGCGGCGGGAGGCCCCGTACGACCTGATCGTCGTGGGCAACACGGGACCGGGCGCTCGACCGGCGCTCCTGGGGCCGGACCTGGCGGGAGCGCTCGGTTCGATCGCGTCGACGGGCGATCCGAACCGGCCAGGCGCCGGACAGCTGGTGCTGCTGGACTTCCTGCCGAGCGAGGCAGATCCGCTCATGCCGTATGACGGGACCGGCTCGGTCGATGCGTCGGGCACGGGCTATGGGCAGGACGAGTCGAAGTTGCAGAAGCTGCCGCCGGGCGACTACGCCTTCGCTTATCTGCTGTACAACAGCGAGACGGGGAAGCGGAGCGCGCTCTCGGAGATCGCGGACGTTCGCAAGTCGAACTTCGACGAGAACCCGGACGACGACGTCGAACCGATTCCGCTGTATGCGGCAATGGAGATCACGTACGACTCGACGCAGTACGACCGGGCCTACTTCTACCGGAGCGTGCGGGTGCAGGACGCGGGTGGCGTGTACGTCGCGGGCATCCTGCATCTGGACGCCATCGTGGACCTCACTTCGGTGCAGACGGCGAACGTGCTCTCAGGCTCGCTGAAGCAGGCCGTCTACTGGTACGAGCTGTCGGATAAGCAGCTGGTTTTCCAGTCCACGTTCCAGGACCGGACGCTGTACGACGCGGACATGCCCAAGGGCGGCGCCGCCATCTGGTATGAGGGCTCGCTGATTGTGGGCGCGATCTCGCAGAGCAGCCAGTCGTCCACGGGGACGAACACGCAGGAGGACGAGGTCAGGGGCGTCGGTGAGATCCGGTGGTCGTCGCTCACGGAGATCAGTCCGGAGCTGTTCCCGCCGGACAACCGGTACTACCCGAGCCTCCAGTACAACGAGGTGATCGCGTTCGAGAAGGCGGGACCCAACGTCATCGGGTTCAGCCGGGACCGGCAGTACATGCTGCGGCGTGAGGACCAGTACATCCGCGTGACGGAGATGCATGAGGGCTTCGGCGTCGTCAACAGCAAGGCGTGCGAGACGGTCGGCTCCCTCATCTACTTCGTGACGAGCAAGGGGATGAAGAACGTCGACTCGCAGGCCCAGCTGGACGAGGTCAAGTCGATCAACTACATCATCCGGGAGACGTGGGCCGCTGACATGCGGGCCGTGGAGCTGGTCTTCGATCCGCACACGTCCTGCCTGTACGCGTACAACCCGACTCGGGGCGAGGCTTGCCTCTTCTGGTTCAACACGGGCATCGTCACGGAGCTGCGGGACCTGCCCTTCGAGACCGGCTGTCGGGCGGCGTGGCCCCAGGACTTCGTCTACGACCTGAGCGACCTGACGACGAACGACGGGACCAACAACGCGACGTACCGGAATCCGCTGGAGGAGCGGGCCTTCTTCGTGCAGAACGCGCCCAAGGACGGAGTCTCCGACATCGTCACGGGCTTTGCGTTCCGGCTGTTCACGCACGACGTCCGCCGCGAACGCCGGCACCGCGGCTCCAAGCTGTTCAACGTGCCGTGCACGACGCTGCTCCCGTGCGACCTCGACTCCTGCTTCAACGTCTCGGCCGACTACAGCGGCATCGGCGAGATCGCTCTTGGCACCACCTACGGCGAGACCTACCCGAGCGAGGTCTGGGGCATGCGTCTCTACGTCCTGTCCTCGACCAACCCGGCTCTCGTGCACAAGTCGGCCGTCGTGAAAAGGGCGGCCGAGACGTCGGGCCGGTACGTGCTCACGGATGCGACGCGGGCGAACCTGTCCGGCCTCAAGGCGGGCGACATCGTGGGCTTCTCGCCGGTCTATTTCGAGTGGCAAGGCTCGCAGCTGGGCACGAAGGCCGAGGACGGGACGCCGATGGCGGAGTCGCTCGACTACTTCTCGGTGAAGCACGTGCAGTCGCATCCGTGAG